TAAGAATACCACGAAGGATAGTAGTTGTAATATCCACCGCCTCCGCCATAACCGCCATAACCGCCATAGTATCGTCCGCCTCCTCTATGGTAACCGCCTCCGTGTCCACCACCACCGTGCCAACCGCCTCCGCGCCCTCCGCCTCCGCGCCCTCCGCCTCCGCGCCCGCCTCCGCCGCCGTGGCCTCCGCCTCCACCTCCAAATTTTTCTACTGAATTATTCAAATAACTAAAAAAAGGTAGAATAACTAATACTATAATCAATGCAAGCCAATAGATATTTCTCATTTATACTATTATATAATTATAATATACAATTATATAATTAATTCAAAAAGGCAAATTAGGTATGTTTTGCACTACTTTTCTCAAAAGTAGGTTTTGCAGCCTTTTTTCTAAAGCCCACCCGGAAACCCAACCAAATTAGCACCAATACCGAACCCAGCACCAGTGCGAGCGCTTACGCCCATACTAGGAAGGTAAGTATCCAAAATGCTAAAGGTCGCAGCCGCAGTAATGGCTAACAAACCAATTTCGTCGAGTTTCAACGAATGTTTAGGGATGGCCCACGCGGCAATCGCCACCATAATACCTTCTACAAAGTATTTAATAATACGTTTAATCAGTTCCGAAAAATCAAATCCTCCAAGATAGTTCATTTTTTCCCTTTTAATTATTATATTAATTATAAAGAAAAAAATATATATTAATAATCCAAAATTACTTAAAATAGTTATTTAATAATAAAGTATAACACTAAAGTATTAAAAAGTATAAATATGTCTAAATACGAACGTCAAATTAATTTGGATGGTGCACAAAACCCGAAATATATCGATATGCTAGATGAAGATAAACCTGTTGCAGGTCAAAAATTTGCTTGTATTTCTTTCATTTCGCCAGAAAAAATCATTAAACAAAGAGAAATGTATCAATTTCAACAATTCCTAAAACAATGGGATTTACATAAATCGATGGAAAAATATACACAATTTATGAGTTTTCTCGCTTATAAATATTCGCTTAATTTCGATAATTTGACTAAAGATTTACAAGAATTTTGTAAAGAAGAAAAAGATAATCTATTTGCCAATAGTTCGCTGGAAGATGAATATAAAAATTATTTGGATATGAATGAAACGCATCTAGAAGAGAGATTTAATAAAGACCATCAATTCAAAACGAGTGTTCGTGGTATTAAAATCCGCGGCAGCTATCCCAGTCAACAAGAAGCCGAATTGCGTTGTAAAATGTTGCGCGAAGTTGACCCGAATCACGATGTCTTTGTAGGACCAGTTGGAATGTGGATGCCATTTCACCCGGAAGCGTATAAAACTGGCCGAGTAGAATACCTCGAAGATGAACTGAATCAATTGATGCATGAAAAACATAGCAATGAACAAAGCGCTAAACAAGAATTCGATAAACGCGTTCGAGAAACAAAAGAAAAGGCAATGGAAGATAATCGAAAGAAAGCTTTAGCTAGCGGCAATGTATTGACACAGACGATTAATGCAGAAGGAAATCTCGTTAGTGTGGCGAATATGAACACGACAGAAAAGAACTTATTAGAATCAGCGACAGTCTCGGACTTACGTAAAGAATTATTTGAAGGCGAAAATATTGTCACGGGTAAAGATTCTGACCACGGAATGAGTCATATTTTTGAAATCAAGCCGGAACTGAAAGAAGAGTTTATTAAGGCGGCACAGGCTCAGACAGAATCACAGGCACCTGCAGAAGCAGCAACTAATGATAGTGCTTAAAAAATTAAATAAAAATTGAAAATATATATTAGACTTGTTAATTAAGAATATTATATATTAATTATTAAAAATAATAAGATGAATACTAATAAAAGTCGTTGCGCCGCCATCCCTGATTGCCCAAAACGTATTTCATTAGTAGAGGCAATAATAGCCAAATGTAAATGCGGGCTTACCTTTTGTCTTCTGCATCGCTTAGCCGAAAAGCACGATTGCACATATAATTTTAAAGATGAAATAGATGTGAAAGGCTATATTGAAAAGAATAAATGCGTAGCGGTAAAAATATGAAAGAGAAAAGAGAAAAATATAAAATTATATAAAGCGTTTTCTTTATATAAATTAAATTAAAAATGACAGCATTACAATTTACAAAAATCCTGAATGGCGGTATCTTTTTATTAAATAAACCAGGTCTATTATTATCTTATTCATCGATTTTATTAAAAAAATCAGAAGTATGGCAAGAAGGAATTCTGCATATTAATAACGCGCCATATTTTCGTTTATTGCCGTATAAAGAACATTATATTCAAGTGAAAAATATAAATGTCAATAATATAAATGTCAATGCCTTATTTGTAAATAAACGTAATATTTATAATAATCCGGAGTTGTTTTATTATTCGATTCACGTGAAAATAAATGAAAAGTATATAGAGAATACTAAAGAACAGTTTTTTATTCAAGATTGTCCATAAAGTTCATTCGTAAAACAAATGATTTCGTATCTTATATGCAGATCTTTTTTATACAATTCAGGATAAATGAAATCATTTAGATAAGCTTCATATATATTTTTGATCTTACCTAGATTTTCATCGGTGGGTTCCATATGAATATCAAATTGCCCGTATTTGTGACTATTATAAATGCAAACATAAACATTACCTAGATGGTTTTGTAATATTCCGACAATATCCCTGCATTCAACTGACCCTATTTCTTCAAGATATGGAAATTCTTCGCCTGTTTCATCGATGATATAAAACGGTTTCACGGTAATGCTCATTTTTTATTGTTTGATTGTTAATGGGATGATAGTAATAATAATAAATCATCTTATATTAAATATAGTATCATTTCAATTTTATAATAAAATATATAAAGTATAATATAAATAATGAGTAAACTACAAATAAGTTTAAGACGCGTGAATAAAAAAACTCGTAATAAAAAGAGTCGTCACACTTCGAAAAAGTGTAAGCGAAACAACTCGCGCAAAATATGTAAGCGAAAGCATTTTTACTAGAAAAAAGTCGAAGCACGGGTTTGCTTCGCTTACACTTTTCTCAAAAGTCGAAGTGAAGGCTTTTGCACGATTTGCTTCACGTATACTTTTCTCAAAAGTCGAAGTGAAGTCTTTTGCACTACTTTTCTCAAAAGTAGGTTAGACAGTCGGTATATATTCCCAATCCAATTCCGCGCAAATATTCCGCCATATTTCATCTTGTTCAATCCTCTTTTCACGGTCTTTCAGCATTGGAAAATACGGCAAGAATTGTTTTTGGTCTAACAATTCACATAATTTATAAATCGTATAATAATAATTCAAAAAATTCACCCGGTCATCCGGACAATATTTCGCATACGGGCCTTGTATCTCCATAAATAAATTACAGAGCGTATCTTCTAAATCGGAACTCATAATAGGCGGTTTAATGCCTAATTTATCTTTAATAAATGGTATATGTTCATAATATTTATTATAGCCTAATTTCTTCAAAATATCTTTCGCTCGTTTATTATTCAATTGGTGTAAACCAATCCGTTCTTTTTTAATTTGCTGTTTAATATTTTCAATCACTTCATCCGGTATTTGCGTCGTTTCTTTCGCTTGGAATTGGGCGAGAATTTCACGGAAATGATTAATCCGTTTATAAGCATAAAAACAAACTTCTTTCGGCGGTTCTTTATATGACGGTTTTTCATTCTCAATTAAATAAGGGATACTTTTCGAACACGCATTACATACTAATACGCCTTCGTGGTCAATAGGAATCATTTCGCCTTTATTACAGCAGCGACAAATATCAGTTTGCACAACAAAACTATTAATATCTAGGAAAGTTTCATCAATATTCGCCAAATATTTCTGTACACTGGTTCTTTCTTTATTCATATTCATATTCAGATTTTCCTCTACATTAAAGGTGTTGTTTATATTTGAGCCTTCTCCTCCGCTGCTGCTGCTGCTGCCTGTATCCTTTTTCACTTTAAAAAAATCATCTAAAATACTATTTTTATTATTATTTAATGAATCAGCGATTTTCTTTTTATTTTCAAAATAGTCGAAAATATATTTCGAATTATTTAGGAAATAATCTTTTTCCTTTTTAGTAATTTCACAAATGGTTCTTTTCAATTCTTTTAATCGATCTTGAATATCTAATTTTTCATCAGTCGATAAAGATAGTTGTTCTATTTTTATTTTTAATTTTAAATCAGTTCTTTCTTTTTTTAATTGAGGCAATAATTCAATATTTTCATTTTTAAAAATTTCAGTCATTTCTTTATGTTTTGAATCGAGAGTAGCAATATTCTTTTTAGGAACAATTATATTTTTTATATTTTTTGGTTTAAATGAAGGCATTTTGTATTTTTTTAGAAAATTCCTTTTTTAATATATTAAGCATATTCAATTCATTTTTTTATATAAAAATATTTGTAAATAATATTTTATTTTTCACCCAATAAAAGAAAAAATAAAGTTTAGAAACAATGAATGTTTTTCTTAGCTATTGCTAAATATGAGTAATATCAATAATATTAATATTCATCTTCCTCCAAATTTAGAAGTAGATTCATTAGATTTTAAAAAAATGGCATTTGTGTATAATGCTGTCGAATCGGGATGGGAAGTTAAGAAAAAAGATACAAGTTATGTTTTTAAAAAACGGCACGAAGATAAAAAAGAAGTTTTTTCAGATGATTATTTACGCAATTTCATTGAAGAAAATATGCTACTTTTTCCAAAAAAGTAGCGCAAAAAATCTACTTTTAGGAAAAAGTAGCGCAAAAATATGGCACAAAAATATAGCGCGAAAATTAGCATTAATAATGTATTTGATTTAATATTTATTTTTGAAATTGCAGAGTTTTACGTTTTTGCAGCCTTTTTCTGAAAAAGGCAATTAAATTTAAATTCCGAAATTTTTTTTCTTTAGCAATATTATAACAAGAAAAAATGGGAGGAGGTTTAATGCAACTCGTCGCTTATGGCGCTCAAGACGTCTACCTTACTGGTAATCCGCAAATCACTTTTTGGAAAGTGACCTATCGCCGCCACACGAACTTTGCTATGGAGTCTATTGAACAGACTTTTAATGGCCAAGCCGATTTTGGGCGCCGTGTCACTTGCACCATCAGCCGAAATGGTGATTTGGCGTACCGCACTTACCTGCAGGTGACGCTCCCTGAAATTAACCAACAGATGAATAACGCGAATTCTGCAAACGGTGCTATCACTGAAGGTGTCTATGCCCGCTGGCTCGACTTCCCTGGGGAACAGATGATTTCTCAGGTTGAAGTTGAAATTGGAGGTCAACGCATTGACCGACAATATGGTGACTGGATGCACATCTGGAATCAGTTGACCTTGACCAAAGAACAGGAACGTGGTTACTTCAAGATGGTTGGTAATACTACCCAATTGACGTTTATCTGCGACCCTTCGTTCGCGGCCATCAACTCGCCTTGCTCCAGCCCTAGCGCTGGTTTGAACCAGGTCTGCCTGCCCCGCAATGCCCTCCCTGAAACGACTCTCTATGTCCCCTTTCAGTTCTGGTATTGCCGAAACCCCGGGCTTGCTCTGCCTTTGATTGCTCTTCAATACCACGAAGTTAAAATCAATTTGGACATCCGTCCTATTGATGAATGCTTGTGGGCCGTGAACAATCTTACTACTGGTGTTGGTTCTGTTGTTTCTGGTATTACTAAAGTCACCAAAGCTTACCAACAATCCCTTGTGGCTGCCTCCCTGTATGTCGACTACGTCTTCCTCGATACCGATGAACGTCGTCGTATGGCCCAGAACCCCCACGAATACCTCATTGAACAGCTGCAATTCACCGGTGATGAATCCGTCGGGTCGTCTTCCAACAAGATTAAACTCAACTTTAACCACCCTTGCAAGGAATTGATCTGGGTTGTTCAGCCCGACACCAACGTCGACTATTGCGGTTCTCTGCAGCCCGGAAATAATCTGTTTTCGCTTCTTGGTGCTCAACCCTTCAACTACACCGATTCCACTGATGCGCTCCCTAACGCTATGCACGCGTTCGGTGGTATGAATGCCGTTGCTGCCAACTCGACTTCCTTCATGAACGCGTCTGGTCTTTTCACTAACCCTGATGCTTGGGATGCGCTTGGCACTGGATGGACCACTGGTGAAGCCGCGTATAACACTACCAATGGTTTCGGAGCCCCTCCTTCTTACCCTGCCAACCCCGAATCCCTCGTCTCCGATGCCGGTTCGTTCGTTCTTGCGGAATCTTCGCTCGATATGCACTGCTGGGGTCAGAATCCCGTCGTTACGGCCAAACTCCAACTTAACGGCCAAGACCGATTCTCTGAACGTGAAGGAACTTACTTCGATTTGGTGCAACCCTACCAGCACCACACCCGTGCCCCCGATACTGGTATCAACGTTTACTCGTTTGCTCTTCGCCCTGAAGAACACCAGCCTTCGGGTTCTTGCAACTTCTCGCGCATTGATAACGCCACTCTCCAGCTGGTGTTGTCGAACGCGACCGTGCAAGGCACCAACACTGCTAAGGTACGCGTGTACGCAGTTAATTATAATGTGCTCCGCGTAATGAGCGGAATGGGAGGGCTTAACGTATTAGCAAAACTAATAAACCAGGCCCTAAAAGCAGTATGCTACAAAGAAGCGACCTCTCTTTGTAGAAAACCATTTATGCCGTCGCAAATTAACCCCAGGCTAACTGCTAGTAGTGTTTTAGTGTATTGACTATATGTTGTGAAACAACAATCATATATCATACACGAGAGAATGCTGCGACATATCTTGTTGTTCGGGAAACCCCTTAGAGCTTTTTCTACCAAGGATTGTTACGAAAGTGCAATCTGGCCAAGAGTAATGAACTTGGGTAAGGTAATAATGAAAAAGATTGGGCA